CTACGATTGGGAAGTAAATAACATAGGAGCAACAATTTGAGTTTTGTTGTCGAATCTTACGAATCTAAGGGGTTGCGAGACGACAAAGGGCGCAAGTTTGTTTCGCCTGAGTATTTCTACAACATAGAAAACATGAACTACGATGGCATTATAGGGTGTCAGCGAATAAAAGCCCCAAGCGTTGAATATAACGTGGGGGCAAATCAAATTGATGGTGGGGTAGACTTTCGTTACATTGATTCAGTTGGGCAGTTTAAAAGTGAAAAAATAATTGTCCAAGGCGGGTCAATAATCAAAGACTTTCTCACCAGCCCAAGCACGGTGTATACAGGATTAACAGCCGGCAAGAAATGCACGTTTGGGATACTTAACGATAAGCTGTTTATATCTAATGGCTTTGACTATCCGTTGGTGTATGACGGAACTTACGTAAAGCAAATGGGTGCGCCTACAGCTAAAGACCTGCTCGTAGCTGGTAGCTTAACAGGCGCTTATTATTACGCTATGACGTATGTTATTGATGGGGTAGAAATTATACTGGGAACTATTAGCAACACCATAACCGTGTCAAGCAAAAGTATTGACCTTGATTTACCCGTTGGAATTGAGACATGCACAGCACGTAAAATATACCGTACAGAAGCAGGCGGCAGTACACTTAAGCTACTAACAACCATAAACGATAACACGACCACAACGTATCAAGATAATACGGCTGACGGCTCACTAGGTGCAAATATACCTAGCACTAATAGCTCATGCCCAACACCACAGTTTATTACGGTTAAAGACGAAAAGATTATTGGCGCAGTAAATGCGAATAGACCTAACTACTTGTATGTAACAGAGTTTGAAGTAGAAGTGTTTTTCAACACGTCAGGCGTTTATGATGTGTCAGGGGTTGGAAATGATAATTCCCCGCTAACAGGATTAATTGAAGACTATAATCAAATCGTGGTTTTTTCTGAAAAACATATCTATTTAGCAGATACGTCTGGCCTAACAACAAGCGTAAAACAAACCACGTCTAATGTTGGGTGTATCGATGGGTTTAGCATAGCTAGAATACCAGAGAATGACGTATTGCAGGGTGGGATTATGTTTGTTTCTAATTTGTATGACGTCCGTATTTTTAGTGGTAATATTGCCACCAACCTAGCGACAAGTTTTGACAACTTAACCACAAATAATTTTTCTATTGCCTTAAATAAAGATAGTTTAAAAAATCAGTTAAAAGATAACCCACTAGAATCAGCATTTTTTGATTATAAGTATCATTTAATTGCGGAAACGTTCATGTATGTGTACGACATACGAATAGGCGGCTGGACTAAATACTTTATTAAAACAACGAGTTACACACCAGTCTATTGGAGGTTTTTTAAGATAGGGCAAACGCTATATGTATCACAAAAAAACATAGGTATTGTTGAGCAGATGTACAACGCTATTACCTATCGTGGGGAAGAGATTACAGCTTTTTTTGAGACGCCCGAAATCGCCGTTGGCACAGAGCGTAAGTTCTTTAAAAATTTATATATCTATTATGATAAATCTGGAAGCAATACGCTAACCGCACTCGCTACAATAGACAGCACTAAAACAGTAACCGCAACAATTACCTATGACGGGGCATACTATGACTTTGATTACTTTGATGAGGATTACTACGAAACAACTGAAGATGAAGAGGATTACAAAGTGGTATATATCAATAAATACGCCAACTGGATGCGTTTTAAAGTGTCTACCCAGACGCAAGCAATTATAAAGGGTTGGAAATTGGAAGGGCGAGTCGTTGGAGATTAAAGAAAAAGAAATGTCTATTAATAAGCTTATGGAGCAAGCGGAATGCATTATAGCAACTGGTACGCCAGTAGAAATGCCATTAACACATCGTTTTACTGATGGTATGTACATTCGCGAGATATTTATGCCGGCAGGTACAATATTAACAAGTAAAATACATAAAACTAACCACCCATTTGTTGTCAGTAAAGGGAAGTGCATAGTTTACGATGGCAATAAACTAGAAACTATAACCGCCCCACACACAGGAATAACAGAACCAAATACGAGGCGTTTATTATATATAGAAGAGGATACAATCTGGACAACATTTCACGTAACAAAAAAAACAAATGTCGATGAAATTGAAAAAGACATCATACAAGAACATAATAATGAAATGCTAGACAAAGAATTATTTACTAAATTTAATAAAATAAATAGACAAAATAATAAATATACAAAAAAACAGGAGGCGTTACAATGAGTTGGGTAGCAATTGGTGGGGCAGTAGCAGGCGGTGTAGTCGTAGGCGAGTACCAAAAAGGTATTTCGAAAAAACAGCAACAGACACAGAGGGAGCAAATGGGCTTAACAGAAAAGCTTTCAGAAGAGCAGCTAGTTCAGCGTCGAGCAGAGCTACTTGGGCTTGAACGTGGGCAAGAAGAAGCGCAAAGAAGAGCAGAAGAAATCGGACAGCAAGCACAGCAGCAGTTTATTCAGGCTACAGAGGGCCGCCCAGAGCAAATTACACGTATGCAAGAAATAATTAGACAACAAAGAGTGCCTGAGCAGCAACAAGCAATTAAGCGAGGCCAGTTAGCATTAAAACAAGCAGGTGTAAGAGGCCCAGAAGCAGCACAGCAAACAGCAATGCTTGCAGGTCGTTTAGGTCGTGAGCTTGGATTTGACGTTGAAAAGTTAGCATTAGAGGAAGAGCTTAGACGTAAAAGAAGCCGTGAACAAATGGCTGGGCAGCGTGGATTAGTTTCATTAGCACAGCAGTTACAGCCAATACAAAGATATGGAGGGCAACAATGAAGGGACAACCACGTAATCAATTAAATATGGCTAAAATGCCAACTAGGCCAACACAAGAACAAATGACAGCGGAGCTACTAGCAAGCGGTCAGCCAATACAGCCAATGCAACCACAACAACCTAGCCCAATTGATAATATCATTGGTGGCTTAGGACAAGGTGCAAAAGGTTTATTGCAAGGATTTGGGGATTTCATTAGTGCACAAAAAGATACGCCAGAAGGCCGTTTATTGCTTAATAACATGCTTGCAGGGGTAACAGTTGCGTTAGGTTCTGATCCAGCGATAGGGGCTAATATCGTACAGCAAGGACAAGAGCAGTTTAAGCTTGGGCTAGCTAAACAACAAAAAGAACAAGAAGCGTTACTTGCAACAGCTAAGAGACAAGCCGATATTGACGCAGCTGTTGAAGAATTTAGACAAAAAGAGCAAATAAAAGCAGAAATAGAAGCCCCAGAAAAACAAAGAGAACTGCAAGCAGAACAGAAGCTTGAAAAAAAGAAAGCCGTAAATGCTTTTATGTCAGCTCAAGAAGTTATAGATGGCATTGATAAATTACTAAAAAAAGACCCAAAAACAGGAAGTAAGCGTTTTGAAGTCGCAGTAGGCCCAATAGAAGGTAGAATATCAGGAAGGGCATTGCCAACACCAAAAGGTGAAAAAAGCTTTCAGATTAATCAAGAAATAAAAACATTGCTCGCAAAAAAAGCATTAAACACTATTACTGAAATGAAAAACGCATCAAGAACAGGGGCAACAGGTTTTGGGGCAATGAATGAAAAAGAATTAGCCCTTATTGAAGATGATATTGCATCCCTAGATCCAAGATTAAGCGATGAAGCATTTGAAGCCAATCTGAACAGAATTAAACAGCGTATGCAAAAAGTAATATCACAAATTGATATTACAGAAGAAGATAAGTTGTCTTTGCAGCAAGAAGATCCGCTAGGTGTTTTATAATGAACTATAAACAGTTTTCACAAAATATAAAAACTAAATATCCTCAGTATCAAGATATAGACGACCTAGAATTAGCAAATAAAATGATTGCTAAATATCCACAATATCAAGAACAAGTCGAATTTGATGATGTTATTGAGCAAGCACAACCAGAGCCAACAATAATGGAAAAGATACGTGGCATATCACCATTAGAGGTAATAAAAGAAACGCCAAAACAAGTAGTTAGTGATATTGCAAGATTAGCACCGATTGCAGCGTTACCTTTTGCTGGTATAGGGTTAGCTGGGCAATCTGCAATAACTGGGGGCAGCCGAGTTATTGGGGGGCTAGCCGAGGGGGAAGGCGTACCTCAAGCATTAAAATCAGGTGCTATAGCAGCGGTAACTGAATCAGCAATAGGAAAAGGTTTAAAGCTTGGAAAGCCAGCATTAAAACAGATAGCTAAGTTCGCTACACGTGCAGAAAAAGGCGTTATAGATGAAGCAATAAAAAAGCCAATATTAACTAAGATTGAGCCTAAAACAAATATAGATACCTCAAATCAAATTAAAACATCGCTTTCAATTCTAAACAGAAAAAAATCACGTGAATATGACAGCGCATTAACTAAAGTAAGCGAAGCTGCAAAAAAGCAAGTAACAGACACAAGTAATATCAATAAAATTATAAAAGATCTAGACCTTGATAAAGAAGGGGTACGTGACTTGTTATCAGTAACTAGAGCAAAAACAAAAAAATATAACCAAAATGCAATTGATCAGTTTATATCAGGTAAACAACTAACGTTTGATGACGCAAAAAGCGTTAACTCTGTATTAGCTGATGTGTTACGAAGCACTACTATTGAACCAGCAGATAAAATGGCAATAGGGAAACT